CGGTTGTTACTGTAACAGTAATTGCATCGGCACTAACATAAGTGCTTCCTGTAACAACAACTCCGTCATTTGGAGTAATGACAACATCGCTGTTAGCGCCAGCCGTTACAGCGGAGGTCGTGACAGGCAGATTAGACCCAAGCACATCTGAGACATTAGCCTCACGCAAGGCCGTGGCAGACAGATCGTACAGCAACAGGGAGTCACCAGAGGCAACTGTGTTAGCCGTGATGTTCGTCTGGTCGGTGATAGCCCCCGGCAGCAGGGTAGCGCCGTTGGTCTGGTTGTTCAGTCGGGTAGCAGTAACTTGCTGCCCATCGACATAGGTTTCTGGAGATTGTAATTGGGCCATTTATTTGCGGGTTTGAGTCATATGTCCGGGTACAATGGCCTCTACGGTCACAGACCTGATGGACGGGCGAAGGTTAAGGGTGTTGAACTTAACTTGAGAGTAGTAGCCGGACTTGCGAACAGGTAGGCGAAGTGTGACATCTTCCTCCAAGGGCGATCCGTAGGAGTTGATTACCGTGTTAAAGTCGGGGTTCACCGTGATGAAGGTGGTCTGAAGGTTAGCCCCGGCGGTAAAGGCGGCATCAACCTGAAGGCTAGAGAACCGCTTTTCACGGCTAGTCTGGAAGGTGTAAGCCCGTGTAATCAGTTCCCCTGCAATCGTGATTGGCGGGAAGGCCAGCGCCGTAAGCGTAGCGGGGATGTAAAATGGAAGCACTGGGGTTCCCGAAACGCCCGGGGATGAAGCATTGAACTCATCGTTATCGAGTTCCTCCAGCAAGAACACGCCCTCGTTCTTATCGACCATAAACAGACGGCGGCGCGAGCCACGCTTGGCTACAACGAACTTCTCTATGGCCTGTGCTGCATTGTAAGTGTCAACGGACTCCCAAGCCTTATTCAGAAAGTTGTACACCAAAACAGTGTTATTAACTGTACTGCCATCCAGCGGGACGGCTAAGTAGTATCGATTTTCAAAGTAGGCTGAAGCAGCCTTACCGACGGCAGCGAAGTTAATCCTAGCGATTACATCAGAAATGGTAGCGGACAGAGGCTCTGCGAGCGTAAGAAGTCGCATCCCTTCTGGGGTGTTAGCCGATCCGTTACCAGCGCCAGCCGGGTTAAGCATATACACCCCGTTGTCCGACAGGAACAGGATGCCCCCGCCAGCCTGAACGATAGACCCCTTGGCGATGCACCCGATGTCACTGGCGAGCGACTTGATGTAGGAATCGGCCTCTTGAGCGGCATCTCCAGAGGCATTAGCACCTACGCCAGCGGCAGCATAGAAGATGCTGTTCCGCATAAAGATGACGAACTCATTAAGAGTCCAAGGCGTAACGGCTACGAGCGTATCGGAACTGCCGTCATTAATCGTGAACACATCCAGCGCCGACCAAGTGGCATCAGAGAGATAGTGGCTGACGCTGATGCTATTGCGATCCGTCTGGACGATGTGGCGGTTGCCATAGTAGATGGCGTGACGGCTGGGAGGGTAGTTATGGTGTACGCCACCGCCGGGGACGGCAATAGTCGTAGCCCCATCCCAACGCAGGACACTCTTACTGAAGCCACGCAGGATGTACACATAGCCGATACCCGTGGCCTGATAGAGTTCGACCTCATCGGCTCCAGTGATGGTCTGACCAGCCGGGAAGTTCACCTTGGCTGATAGGGTGTCCGTGTCTGGGGTGAAGGTGTACAGGCCGTCACTGACGACTAGGACAATCAGTTCTACCCCGGCAGCAGTCGTGTACGAGCAAGAGCCGTAGGCTGGTGTTCCGACAAGAGCGCCGACTGTAAGGCGTTCAGCGCCCTTACGCACAGTGGCGACCCCACGATCCATACGGATGTTCTGGGCCTTGGAGACGAAGTTCTTACCTAGTACAACCGGGTTATCCCTAGAGTTCAAGCCGATGAACCCTTCGTCACCATCGACTGCGTACTCTCTTGTTGGCATTACTTACCTGTGACAGAGTGCCAGATGGCGAGGAGTTTTTCGGAATAGCGAGCGCCGACATAGACACCGCTGAGAAAGGACAGAGAGATCAGGATGAGCGTAATCATACAGGTAGAGAGATTTTGAGACGCTTGAGTTCGGTCTTGAGTTGAGCCTCGGTAGGCTTGTCGATGAGCGTAAGAGTGCCTACATACTTGCCGCCCTTGGGGAACTCTTGGTAGCCAAGGCACTCTTTGTCTTTAACAAAGGCAACCCAGCCAGTAGGAATGATAGTTTCAGTAGCCATAAAGATTAGGAGTAATAGCCTCCGTTGCCGTCCCAGTAGACAGGGTTACTCGCTCCGTCATATTGACCAGTAGGTGTTCCGTAGGAGTGGAAACTTCCTTGGTTATCGTTGCTATTGAAAGAGCCAGCCCCACTAACAGAGTAATAAGTATATTTGCCATTCTGTAAATCTTGCCCATAAACATTAACGATGTAATAATTAGGCGAGTTTTGAGTGTTCGTGTAATCATTAGCCCCAATCTGATTAGAATATGTCGTAATTACAGAATAATCGTATTGAGTGTATCCACCATAAGGAGAACCATTCCAAGTATAGTCATAACCAGCGAACTGCTGAGTAGCAAAACTGCCTAACCCATAAGGAAGCGTTACAAAATTTCCATCGTGAGTTTGGTTGGTTGTCGTAAGGAAACTGCCAGTCCTGTATGTAATGTCAGAAGCCGTAGCGTAATCGGTGTATGTGCCACCAACCCCGTCATTCTTTACGATGTAGTCAGCAGTCTTCTCGAAGTAGGCAACAGATTGGATAGTATAAGATGTGCCAGCCAGATAATCAACATCGTTCAGATTGCTGTTAAACGAGCCATACGCAGGGAACGAAACGCTGGGGAACGACACGATGTTCCCGAACCCATTACGGCTAGAGCCGGACGAGATGCCGAACCCGATCCGATGTAGGTCAACCCCCATTAGGTCGTGGCGTAGGCGATATGGACAGGGGTAGTGACAGTATCAGAAACACAACGCACGATGCCGTTGTAGTTTTCGAGGGAAATGCTTTCGCCAGCCTTGACCTTTAGGCCGTCAGAGCCAGACGCATTAAAGAACACAGTCACCAGAGCCGTAGCGTGTTGGTTCTGGATGATGACGCTGATGCGGCGCTCCGGGGTAACGGCGGCGGCTAAGGCGGTGCTGGCAGAAGTGCCAACAGTCACGGTAGCGTGGGTGAAGGCCCGGATGAACGGGGAGGAGATGTTGATGTTAGCCATAGTAGTTTAGTAAGTTCGGTTCATATTGATGCGGTTGACCTGTTTCTGCTGGCGCAGGATGAGATCAATCGCTTCGACAAGGGTATTCTGGGCTTCGACTTCAGCGACCTGAGCCGCCTCCAGTTGGAGTTCGGATTTAAGCCAGTCAGAAAAAGCGCCACGGGCAGCGTAAGGAGCGAACAGATAGGGAATCTGTACGATCTGCCACTTCGCAGGATGTGTCGAAGGAGATTGACCAGCCGTGGTAGCCTCAAGGCAGTTATAGAAGTTTCCATAATGGGGCTTCCCAGCAATCGGGATAAGCGTACCAGTATTGCTTCCAGAATCAAAATAAGCCTGAGCGCCTACCGAGTAGGCCACGGACACGCTGTAAAGGTCACCAACAAGTTCAGGACGCTTGATGCGGTACTCGGCATAGACCGTACCCGGGTCTGTAGGCATAACCAGAGACTGGGTGGTTCCGTTGTCGTACAGACGGAATGACAGTTCGGAAGACCGGGTGCTTACCAGCGGGTCACGGTCATAGCAGTTAAGGACTTCCCCAGCATTGGCAGGGATGGCCGCAGTGACTAGACCGCTGCCGTTGTCCGTAACGGTCAGTTGAGCGACACGAATAAGGTCAGGCCAATCCTGAGACTCCCACGCGCTACGAAGTCTTTCGTTAATGAAGTCCCGAAACTGAGCAAAGGTTTCCTCGGAAATATTGTGCCGATCCTGCCCAGAATACTGAAGGGCATTGAACAGGATAGGAGAGAAATGAGTAATTCTCATTTGATAAGATGGCCGTCAGCAGTGAAGATAGCACCGTTGACGGTTGTGCGCTTGATTCGGTTGTTTACGGCAACCTCGGGGTTGTCACGAATGTATTCTTTGACGAAAGTTTCGTCATTCCAACAATCGTAACCAAGACGCTGACCCCAATAATGAACAGCAGAAAGAGGGATACGAGCCTTCAACTCGCCTACCCCCTCGATGGATTTAGCAGCATTTGCGTGATTGAAGGCCGCAAACTGCTTGGCCTGATGGTACGAGGCCGCCTCTTGCATCCTCCAGCCCGTCAGAAGTTCCCGTTCGACCTGCTTGCGCTGATCGGCGGGGATTGCTTCCGACAAGGACTGGATGATGTCAGACAAGAGAGTCTGATTAGGCGGTGAAGTCGAACTTACCGAAGGCCAGCGGGTTGTAGATACAGAGACCAGCAACCGCTTCGATGAGGCGAGCAGGGCCGCCACCATTGTCCGTCAGTTCAGTGACCTGAGCGACATTGCCGCCGTAGCGAACTTCGACCATATCAAACGGGATGATATAGCCGGAGAAGTTGTTCTTCAGGAACAGGCTCGGGTGCAGACGGATCTGACCGAAGTCGCCTTGGAACACATCCACGGAGGAGATGTAGGACGAGTCTTCCGAATCACGGTTCAGGGTACGAACGACAGACTGGGTGTTCGTGGAGCCGCTGGACGGGGTCGTGAAGACGAGGTTAGTGAAGGCGCGCTTGAGGGTCGGGCCAACGATAGCATCGTAGTTCTTGAACTGACCAGTCTGGCTGTAGATGCCAGTCAGGATGTCCTGAACGACAGTTTCAGTCAGGGAGGCAGTACCGACAGTCGAGATCTGGGCAGCAGCAGGGCAGAAAGCCGAGGCAGCAGCCGGGAGGTCAACAGTGTCGATGTTAGCGGCGGCGACAATCCACTTGTCGAGACCACGGGTACGGTAGCCGACTGTGCCGTTATCGACCTGAGCGGTCTGATTGCTGCACATCGAGACTTCCATATCGCGCTTGATCATCGTGATCGCCTTGGAGACATTGTTGGCGAGTTCGTCACGGACACCAGCGATGTTTGCGACATCCTGAGTCAGTTTCGAGACGCGAACAGCCTTGCGGAAGATCTGGATTCGGTTCGACAGTTCAGTACGGTACTGAGTACCGCCATCGTTGGTGAAGTTGATTGTGCCGGAGTTAGGATCGACATCCGTGCCATCGACAATAGCAGTCGGGGCGGCGGCAGCCGGGAGGCGATCAGCCTGCCAGCGGAAGAGCGTATTGCCGGGCTGGGAACCCTTCTTCGCCATAGAGGTGAAGGGGGTGTCCTTAGCATCGACCATAGCGATGAGGTTAGCAAGGTCTTCACGCTTACCAGCGTTGACGATGTCTTTTTCGAGGAGTTTAGCCATAGTAGTATGGGGGGGGGATTAGATGAAGCCTTTGGATAGCAATACACGAGCGAGGTCTTCAGCATTGTTCGATTTGACAAATCGACTCTCGGCACTCTTTGCGCTGGCTGTCTTTGCGCTAGTTTTTACTGGAGCAGCAGTAGGACGAACTGGTTGAATTTGGGCTTTCTTCATCACTCCCGTTGCCGGGGTCTTCGACTCTCTTGCAAGATAACCACGAATATAGTCGCCCACAAAGAGCATATAGTCGGGATGGTTCTTGAATTGAGGGAAGTTATTGATGACTTGTTGCGCCAACTGGTATTCTTTTGCCTGCGGTGTCTTCCACCACGGATATTCAGCCTCTGCAATTGGTTTCACGGTTTCGTAGGCGTGGATCTTATTCATCTGTTTTGGCAAATGAACCTCGATAGCCTTCGTAGCGTTGACCAGCATTCGGTTGACATCTTCAGGGCCGTATTCAGAGTCACCCATAACGAAACCGTTAGGATTCTCCATACACTTATACCTTAACCACCGGGCTTGCTCGGCTTCCTTCTCCACATCGACTTTCGTATTCAGCGAGGCAAACGGATTTGATGCGTCATTGACGCTGGTTTGGTTTGCCTCACCCGAAGCCTTGGATTGGGTAAGTTCTTGCTTCAGAGTATCAACCTCATTGCGAAGGCGGGTAGCCTCCTCTTCAGCCTGCTTGCGCTTGGCCGTCAACTTATCGATACGCTTCTGAACGCCCTTGGAGAGGGTGTCTTCCTCTCCGTTGTCTTCTGCTGACTGTGAATGAACTTCGTCTTCGCCATCCTCGGCCGGGGGGACTTGATCTTGCTGCTCCTCGTCCTGTGTAGACGATTCGCTTTCAACCTCATCCTTGACCTCCGTTTGGTCTTCGCCCTCTGATTCAGTTTGGGGCTGTCCTGCCTGCTCATCGTCCCTGAACAGGGTGCTACGGAGTAGATCCGCAAGCGATTCTTGATTCAACCCGGACTGGGATTGGTTTGACTGTACCTCGGAGTTGTTTTCAGCCGTTCCGATATCGGCATTTTGATTTTCTGACATAACAGGGATGCGCTCCCAGAGGCGTATGGGGATTAACCTCGGAAACCAAGCATCGTCAATGGGGGTAGCCCCTGTTTGTAAGTTTTGGCAACTTCCGTCCTAACTCAGGAGCCGTACTTACCGTTCTTGGCTTCCTGATTCTGAACAAGGATGAGATCCTTAAAGTCTTTAAGCGACTCAGCCCGGCCGCAGGCGTGGATGCGTTTCTCGCCTTCTGTCGAATAGGCGATGGCGCGGTCTACCTCGGCCTCGATGCTGGCGTTAAGGAATGCGATGACTGCGTCAAAAACCTCATTGGCCTCAAACGACAGCACCCGCTTATGCTCTTCAATGCTCTTAGCCATTAGTATCCGGGCTGCTGGGGAGCCTGCTGCTGTTGACCCTGTTGAGACATCTTATCGGATACTGGGGTAACGCCGATGCGTCCGATAGACTTATTCTGCTGCTGAGAAACGCTCATCTGAAGGTTTTTCATATAGTTCTGGAAGAGCATCTGGAACTGCTGGTCTTGCTGGGCGGCAGCCTGCACCTTGGGGTTCTTCTGGATGATATCCTGAACGAACTGCAACTTAGATTGAGCGGATGGGTCATTTTCGACATACTGCGGCTCCATCCCGGCCATCATCTTGGCAATGTCGGTCTGGACATCAGAATACATACGCTGGGAGGCAGAAGCCTGATCCATAACGATATCCTTGGCAGCCTCTGGGCTGATAGCCTCCACAAAGCGTGTGGTCAGTTTGTTGCGGTCAATAACGCCACCAGCATCCATCGGAATGACAAAGGTCGAGATGGCCTTCAGTTTCTCAAGGACATAATCGGTGTCGAGTTCGCGCACATTGTACGAGACATTGAAGTCATACATAGCGGACAACTCTTGCGGCTGGAGGACGATTGGCATACCAGCAACACGCTCGATTTCAGCGCCATCCATATACTGGAGGGTAAGGGAAACGACCTGCTTGTAGATCTTACTCCAAGCCGTGAGCCAGTTGTTCACGATGAACTGCTGAGTGGTCTGCGTTTTGACAGGAGGAATGTTGGCGTGATACAAGCCGAAGTAGGCGGCATTGGTTTGCTCGACTCGGTCAATCAGATTGAAGGCAAGAGTAGGATTGCCTTGGGGCGGCGAAAGGAATGTGTAGTCATCCGGTGTCGTGACAGGCAAGAGACCACCCGGCTGGATGATATTTTGCGTTCCGAGACGCTTCTTCACCTTGATGGGAGGCAGGGTTTCAAAAGCCGTGCGGTCACGGATAGAGTCACGCTGTGCCTTGATTTCCATCTGATCGGTATAAGCCAATTCAGGAACACCACGGCATTCAACAATAGAACGGCGCAGGCGCTCACGGCGATACTCGACAAACGGGTACAGGCCGTGGGCGTAGTCAAGCATTTCGTGCTTGGCAAAGATTTCCTCACGGGCGTTAGGGCAGAATACCGTGTAATAGATGCACGGAACGCCATTAGGGCCAATCTGACGATTGTAAGCGTAGACGATTTCGACAAGGTTGTCGGCGCGCTCAAGAGTGTTGCCGATGTTTGTCGTGGACGGGATTAGGTTCGGTTCGGAATACCAGTCGGACATACCAGTGGTTTGGGCTGCTTCTTCAACAAACGCTTCATCCCAATCGGCCGTCTTGATCATCTCACGGAGTTCCACCTCGGTCATAAAGGTGCGCCGGAAGATAACACGGGCATCCTGAAGGTCTAGGGTCTCAGGAGGGAAGCAGATTTCGTCAAACGGCTTGAGAGCAGCAACCACAGGAGAGTTAGAAACGGCATACTCCTGATTGTATGTGCTTGTGCCAGAAATCATCAGTTCATCCGCAACACGGGCAGCGTCTTCTTTGTTCACGCCAATAAGCGCCATCAATGCACTGATGCTATAGTCGCTCGTCCCGGTAGACTTGAGGCTATTAACGGCTTCGCCTGCGATGATGTCACCACCCATAGCGCGCTGCTCAAGATCCGAGAGCAGTAAGGTGACCGGACGAATGCCAAGACGGCGTTCCCAACCGATGTGAGCGACAGACCAACCAAACTGCTGAGTGTACTGGCTCAGGAGTTCGGCCTCAGTCAAAAGATCCGCGCGCATCTTGTTGTTCACGACCCAGTCGGAGAGCGTCTGGATGGTAGTAGCACGGGATGCATCACCAACTTCAGTTCCGCTGACCCGGAGGCGAGCGAGTTGCCAAGAGGAGACAAGAAGCACGACTAATTCATTAATCGTCTGGTCAACTAGACGGCATCGCACATCGGAAGCACCTTCAAAAGGGAATGCCTGTTCGCCTTCGCCAAGATTACGGCTGTACTTCTTGCCATCATCAGACTGGCCGCTCCATCGGGCAAGACGGATATCGTCATTGCTATTTAGGCGAGCAACATTGCCGCCGTTGTACAGGGAACGCTGGAGTTCGCTGCGGAGTTCACCGATGTCTGGTGTTTCAGAGAAAAAAGCGAGTTTATCCTTGTTGTTATTCTGGTCGGGCATATTCTTGTGATTTAAGTTCGATATATTGCAAAAGGGATGACTTGTGGAAGCGATGCTGTCCACCTAGTGTAGTATAACACCGAATCTGACCTGTTTTACGAAGTTTGTCCAATTCTCTTACATCTATCCCGGTCAGACGCTTGGCGGCAGACCTAGAAAGCAGCATAGGGTATTCATCAGGCTTCATTTTTAGTACGAGCCTCCCCCTTTGCACTTATAGTTGTTTTCGTCATACTGCTCAGGACTAACTACCATCAGGTAGCGCAAACAGTCAATGGGATCCTTAGAAGCGCCCTTTTCACCGTCAGCCCCAGTCCATTCACGCAGGGAATAGATAAGATTCTCGCATTTCTTGGAAACATACAGTTTTGGCTCGTTAATCGGGGACAAAGGTTGTCCCGGGTCGTGGGCTAGGGCATCATTGATAAATGCCACACCTTCCTCAATCCGCAAGCCCGGCGCGGGGGTAAAGTACATAGGCTCTGGGTCTGAGTCCAAGAGTTCGATGAGGGAAGTGCCGCCTTCCTTGCTGGCGGCCTGTGTAGCACCTGCACGGGGGTCAATAAGGCGTTCCTCGACCTTCTCATCGCCTTCTACCTCTCGGATGATCTCCTTGTACTCGTTAATACCCCTGCCGCCGCCTGCGCGCTGCGCCGGGCCTGCTTTGCCGTCCAATTTGGAGTCGGGTAGCGCCCACTCGCCATAGGACACATCAGGCCACTCCCGATAAATGTAATATCGGACATTCTCGCCCTGACCGACTGCCTTGAGCCAGAGCATAAACCAGTTTCTGGCTCCAGCCGGGTCAACGACCATATAATTCGTGCCTTCCTTCGGAATCTTGTCCTCGTCAATCTCGTTTAGGTCTCCAAAGCGTGGGAACTGCGCCCCGGCAAGGCTTTCAGCCCAACCATAGGCTCGGATCTTCTTTTCGTAGGTAGTCTTCCCTTCTAGGGTCTTACAAAGTTCGTCAAATGGGTTATACGGGTTAAACTGGGAGTGAAACCAGACTACCCCAGCGTCCTTGCCTCGGGATTTAGCCCGATAGGGCATATGGCCGTTAGGCACGCCCGGTGCGTGCTGAATGTTCTGGTCTAGAATGACCGCCTGCTTGGTTTCCAGTATCTTTGCACCAGAAATATACTCTTTGACGACATTAGTATACCCCGAGATAGGGGTAAAGGTTACAATAAGCCTACCGCGCCGGGTAATTGTACGATACCGCAGGGTTTCGATCCAATCTAGCGGCACAAGTTCATCGCACCAGATAATATCGCATTCGCCACCCTCAATAACCCGTTTTTCCTGAGCGTAGTTAAGGAAATAGCACTGGCTGCCGTTAGGGAAGATAAAAGTGCCGTCTGAGAACCCGTTCTTCTGGGAATACTGGATATTGGTAACCCGACCTTTCTTCAGGGACTTGAATTCCGGGGGGAGGTATTTCCAGATGACATTCTGCTGCATCTCAATGGAAGATTTGGATGTGGTGTGCAAACACCAGACACGGGCATTGGGATTATTGACCATTGTAGACACCACACGCTTGGCAGCCCATTCGGTCTTGCCAGCGCGGTTGCCGCCAAGGACGCAGATCTCCTGATACTCTTTGAGGAAGTTATCAGCGTCTTTCCAGTGAAATGGTTCATAACCGTGACGGTAGGGGTCTGTTTTCTCAGCAATGATCTTCTCCTCGCGGATCCGCAGGATCCGCGCGACCTCGGTTACCCCTACCCGTTTTGTCAGATTTTTAAGATCCTCAGGGCTTGGGATCTGTAGAACTGGGTGTTTGGTCAGGTTCACCAAGCCTTACAAGACCAATACTTGGCCTTGGTTTTAGGGCCGGGGGTGGCGCATTTGTGACGCGCACGGAAAGATTTACGGCGAGCAGGGTTGTCCTTCTTGATGGTCATATTGGGATCTCCGAAACGGACAATCTTTGTCTTGGCTCCATCCTTGACATACACGGCAGACTTCTTGGCCTTACCGGGTGTGCGGAAGGGCTTGTTCAAGGATACCTTGCGACCTTTGTAGGAGGCCATATTATTTCTTCTTGATCAACTTACGCTTGGTGGCGCAAGGCTTGTAAGCAGTCTTGGACTTGGCTTTAACTTCCAATTTGGCTTCTACTTTGGAGCCAGAAAGCGCCTTGTCGATGAAAGCCCAGATACGGACAAACAGGTTATTAATGTTAGACATAAGTAAGTTTAATACGGTTCATAAGAGATTTGTCAAGGATGGAGCCACGGGACGGAGTCGAACCGACAACCCCCTGTTTACAAAACAGGCGCACTGCCATTGTGCTACCGTGGCATTAGCCTTCAAAAACTTCGTCATCGGTGATGCCCTCCTTGAAGGCTTCAAAAGCCGCCTTGATGGAACTCCACATAACAGGCTTAAAATGCTCCTTGGGTGATCCCGGGCCAAAGGTGACCACCTTGTACTTGTTCTCGGCCACTTTGGCTACAATCAGACCCTCCTTGAAGTACTTGTTAAACGACCTGACGGCATAAACTAGCGAAGCCTCGGCTTGCTCGTCATTGATGCACTTCTTCTCCAGATACTCGGCCGCAGTAATAAATTTGCTCTTCTTGATGACCTTGTGCTTGGCCTTCTTGGGTTTAGGCTTCCCCGGCTTTTTCTTAGCCATTACCAGCGTCCTCCAAATCGTGGGTGCTTGGCCGCAATCCAGCGCCCCCCGTCAGAACGCAGAGGAACCGTCATCCCAAGCATAAAATTCTTGCTGTCCTTGACCAGCACATTGACCCGCTCGTAGCCTTTGTCGCGCACAATGTCGCAAGCAATAATCCGAGGGTTCGCATACTTTGCCTTCACAATCCCCTCCACCTGCTTCGGCGGCTCCACCGCTGCCAACTCCTGCTCCAACTCCGGGTTGTCCACCCCAGCCTTCAAGCAAAGATTATCAACCCCCACCTTCGTCCAGAAAATCGGCCACAGACTATTCGGCCCCTTGCTAGGCTTCCGATACCAGTGCGCCCCTTCACTCAATTCCTTCCGAATCCCTCGCATCTGCTGCTTAGAAATCCCGGTCACCCGGATCAAGTCTCCTTCTGAATAATCCATATTCCATCGATATATCATCCTAAGTTAGACTTAGTCAATCTATTCCCCCAAGGCTTCTCGTTACGCTCATTCACATTCGCTCCACAAGAACCCTTTCCCCCATTGGGGGACTAAAGGGGGGAGAGGGGGAGATCCATAAGAGGGGGCAGACTAGACCCCTGTCAAGCACCACCAGCAGACCTAGCCTAACCTATTAGCACGGCTAATGACCAGCACAAGCCCAACTTATAGCCCTGCCTGCCCAGTACGGGCTTATTGCACAAAAAGTCCAGATGGGTTAACCCGCTCGGATCCAGACCCCCCTTCGCGCGCCCGACCCCCCCCGGGGGGTGAACAGTCGTTCACTACTGAACAGGCCGATCGGCCGGGTGTGCCAATCTGTCCCCAGCTCTGGTTGACTATATGTCCCACTATTCTTCCCGGCGGCCGATTCCCAATTGCCGACAGCCCGGCGGCCGGATCGCCGAAAGGTTACAGCGCGCCGCTCTTTCCGTCGGCAGCCCGGCCACCCGGACGGATCTCCAGCCGGGCTTCCCTTCCCTCGGGCTGCGTTGGCGGCGCTAGGCCGGGCGGGCGGGCTGCGCTGGCGCTGCAGGCGCTCGGGCTGGCCGGGCTAGGGGTTGACTCTGGCCGGGCGAGATCGGGGCGCTGGCGGGCTGCAGGCGGCCTCCGGCGAGGCCGGGCGGGCGATGGG